GGAAGATTTGTGTACCTTTTATACCAAAAATACTCGCTACGACAAGGATCCACAAATTAGTGAACCATTTCGGAAGCGACTGGAAATACTCAAAAAACAATTTTACCTTTTCCATCGCAGTTGGATCGTCCGACATAACTGCCCACATTAACACAATGATAGGAGCAGATATAATTACGAGTACAAATTCGTCCTTATAATCGTTTTGTCTCGCTTCAAGTAGTTTGCCTTGGTAAGCTTCCTCACCTCGGGCCATTTTTTCTGCATGCATTAATTGTGCATCAGACATAGCCATTTTAGTCTTCTGTTTATTTGCGTAAATCTTACTTCCTGCTTGTAAAGCGATTTTTGCTAAACTGAACCACGCCATTTTAATACTCCTTCTAATTTTTTGTACTTTTCTCTACCGTTAGCATCATCACAATATTGTTTTAATACTTCAGTAATTTTATTTTTTCTTCTATCACTTAGATAATTATATATTTTGAAGTAAATATCAACTGCACCCTTACCTCTAATTCTCCATCTCCATGTATCTTTGTGGTGTTTTTGTCTAGGTTTTATAAAAACAATGGATCCTTTACCAAAAAAATCTTTTAATCTTGTAATTACATCTTTATCTGACATTTCAACTGCTATGGAGGGTATTGAGTAGTTTTTTTTAGTTTTTTCGTAAGCTATACAGCCCTCGCCATCAATTATACCAGCAAAATAAGCTTCTTGATTAGACTGTCTTTTTTCTTTTATTGGAAATTTTAATACCTTGTGGGTTTGGTCCTCTTTTAGGTGGTGGTCCAAATTTTTTTCCTCCACTAAGTCCTTTTCTTTTTTCTCTTGCAGTTTTTGCCATTTAAAATCATTATTGTTTTTCAAGTTTTCTTTCAGCTATATCTAATCTATTGTCTGCTTGTTGATCTTGCTGTTGAAGTCTATCATATTGGAAGTTTAACTTATCTGCTTCTCTTTGATTTTCTTGTTCTTGTTTATATTTAGTTTCTTCTGCTTTTCTTTGCATATCCATAGCTCTTAAATCAATTTCTTGTTGTTTAATTCTTACTAATGGATCTTGTTTAGCCATGCTTGCCTGTATTTCTTCTTGAACTAGCTGTGTAGTTATTTCTGCAACAGCTGTAGCAACTGCAGCGTCAAATCTAATTTGAAAATCTTGAGGATTGGTATCTTTTAATTGCATTAATTGTGCATCTTGTGCCATTTGTTGTGCAACTTCTATTCTTGCCTTGAAAGAAATGTGATCAGATATATGTGATTGTAATAAAGCATATACTTGTGGGTTTATTTGAACCATTCTAGATGCCATAAATGCTGAGTGTGCAGCTATGTGTGCATCGTGATCTTGAAATTCAAAAGCAGTTAACAACTTCATCTGTAATGCTCTAGCATTTTCTTTTGCTGGATCCATAGGTTCGGGTTGTTTTGCTGGTGGTTTTAAAATTGTTTCTATTTGTTTTGTGCCTAAAGCTTCATAAACTCTACGATATGCTTCATGAATGTTGTGCAATTGTGGATTAGAACTAGCAATTTGTAGTTGTGTCTGAGCTAAGGTTACTCTTTGAGCCATTGACATAATATTTGGATCAGCTACTGGTAAAACATCTACTCTGTTATCAAAGTCTGTACCTTTAATTGTTCTTGGACCACCATAAACATCATATGGATATTCAGCAGGTAAGTATTCTCCACACAATCTTGCTAAAATTTTGAATTCTAATCTCATTGCGTAGTAACATCTTTTGTGTACACCACTCATGACTCTTGATCCTCTTTCCATCATGGCAATAGTAGTTCCTACTGCTCTGTTTTGAGTATCATTACCTACTGCTGTATCTGTAATGGCTGCAAATTTTTGACCCGCTTGCACTACAAAACCTAAAAGATTGAATAAAGTTGTGCTTGGTTCAGAGAAAGGAAGGTTAAAAAACTGATCTCTTATGTTACCACCAGGTGCATCTACATCTCTAAACTCTCCAGGTTGTATTGGTTGGTCGTCATCTCTAACTCTTATACCTCTTGATTTAAATCCTGCTGGTAAATTTTTTAAAGTACCTGCATCAATTAATTGTCTTAATGCTACTGTAGCTGCTCTAGATAGTCCACCAATTGTGTGGATCAAACCGAAGCCATAAAAACCAAGTCCAGGTAAAAATTTGTAATGAACAAAATATTCTATTCTTGTGTAGTTTTGGTCATCAACTCTATAGTTTCTGTAAATAGATAAAACCTCTCCTGAGCTTTCGTCAATTGTTACAATGTATGGAATCTTAATCGATTTTTTAGATTTCTTGTCAAAATCTTCATAATCATCTAAATTTAAATCTACATGCATTTCTAGAATGGTATGTATGTAATCTGTAAATCCTGGTTTTACTCCGTCAAGATCATCTATCTTTTGTTGAAGATCAGAATCTTGCACATTACTTGGATTAGGTAATTCTATATCTCGATAAAAACCTGCAGCCATTTTTTTAGCTACCTCATTTTCAGTCATTTTAATAACGTGTGTAATTCTACCTGCATCTTTTAAATCTGAAGCGTAGTAAGGAACAACTAAATCTTCTGCAGGTACAAATTTTGATACTGGTCTTTTTAAAAATTCATCGTAATAAACCTTTTTAAATGTAGATCCTGATAAGGGTAGATAGTATAACATCTGATCCATATCAGTTGTGTAGTCTTCCATCTTCTCCATTAGAAGGTAGTTGAGATATTCTTGTACACGATCTGATTGTTGTTCGGTGGCAGGTGTTCTTATTCCTACGACTTGTGTTCTTACTGGACCATCACTTGGTAATAATTCTTTGTATGCAGAAGCTTGAAAAGTTGTAGCACTTTCACTTAACAACGGATGAGTGACACCTGAAGCTCCTTTGAATGGTCTTGTTTGTTCGTTGTATTTAACACCAAGAAGATCTAAACCTTTAGTATAACCCTCTTCCCATTCTTTTCTCGATTCTCTATCTTTTTTATATTCACTAATTAATTCAAGCCCTAAACGTTTAAGCTCTCTTTCGTCCATCTCTTCTGCGAGATTCGAATTAAAATCATCTTCTAGATTTTCCTCAACAACTTCTTCTCCCTCAACTTCAACAACGGGTGGTAGACCTTCAGGTTGTTCCTGAATTTCTTCTACTTTAGTTTCATCAGCGATGTTTTCGGATATTTCCTTTTCTACAGCCATAATCTAATTTATCATAAGGTTTTAAATATATCCACTACTAAGCCACCTTCAGACTTATATAGCTTCTGTGTGTACGCCATATTAGGTTTAACTTCAATAGCAAAAGCATCAAAATACAACCGAGGATCATTTTCTTGTATAAGCTTATATCCTTTCATTGGGCCATTAGATGCTGTTTCATGATATTCACTTATAATTTTTTTACCACCTTTTGCTTCAGGATAAGTAAAATTATCTTTCATAACTTCTTTATATGGTTTCTTGGGATCAGATAATGATAGTTTTACAGTGCCTGCTTTTGAATCATTAAACTTAGCAGCTTTCTTCATCAGTTGAGGCATAACTGCTTGTCCTTTTTTATCAATACCTTTACCGTTTGCATAACCATAGAATCTTTCATTACCCGCTTTGTAACCTTGTCTGAAGTGTAGTTTATTAAATGGCATAACCGCAACATAATCAAACTTTTCTTTAGCTGCTTTATTCATTAAAAATTTAAGTGCATAGTCCCCGTAAGCATCTGCATCTAATAAAGGAAAATAATCTAACTTCTCACGTCTTCCCCCGTAGTCATCTGCTCTTTGAAACGTATTGTTAATTTGTTGATTTACATTTTTTAAATCATCAGAGATAGCTCTTGATTTATTAAATTGACCTTTAGCTATAGCATCGTCCATATCTGTTAAAAGTTTAGTTCTAGAGTTTACAAGTAAATCCATTTCAATATCTTTTTGAAAAGGATTAATTCTTCGCTCTCCTGCAAAAGCTTCTTTGGCTGTAAGTTGTTTAGCTATACTTTGATTAGCATCAGATTGTATTTCATGAATGACCATAGCCTTTTTTCCGTCAGGCGTTATTCTTGTATCGTACCTTACATGAAATAAATTATTTTTTAAGTCTTCGTAATGACCCATGTTATTCAAAGATTTTCTGTTACCTAAAATAGGTTCATCAAGAACGAACACCGTTTCTCTGTAATTGCTACCGCCTGGAAATGTATAGCTAGTTTCATTTTGATATTTAACTGGTCTTACATTACCACCACCTT